TTTCCCAGTCACGATAGCGAAGAGCTATCAGTGGTTCGCTCCTGCAGGAACACGCCGTGGCGGTGTCGATAACGCAACATCAGTAGGTTATATCGAAAATGGCGAGTTTAAGACAGTCGCTTTACACGAAGGTCTACGCGATGTTATGTATCAAACAGCAAAGATTAACCCTATTGCAACATTCCCAGGTGTTGGAATCGTTAACTTTGGTAACTTGACTCGTGCAAGAAATGCAAGTGCATTAGACATAATTAACGTTGCAAGACTTGTTTGCCATCTACGCAGACAACTTGATATTTTAGCTCGTCCGTTCTTGTTTGAGCCAAATGATAGAATTACTCGCAACGAAATTAAAGCCGCTGCAGAAAGTCTTCTATTAGAATTAGTTGGACAGCGTGCGCTATACGACTTTATTGTTGTATGTGACGAGTCAAACAACACACCGTCCAGAATCGATCGTAACGAACTATGGATGGATATCGCAATTGAACCAGTTAAAGCAGTGGAATTTATTTACATTCCGCTACGTTTAAAGAACACTGGCGATATCAAAGCTGGGCTTTAATTTAAAGGAATAAGGAGCACTTAAATGGCAATTTCAAGTTTAAGCAAATTAGGTGTTCCCCTTCAGGGGAACCAAAGTGCGAGCAACCAAGGTTTATTAATGCCGAAGCTACAATATCGCTTCCGTGTATTATTTGAAAACTTCGGTGTTAGCAAACCGACAACAGAACTAACAAAGCAGGTTATGACTGCTACTCGGCCGAGTCCGGAATTTACCGATGTGGTTATTGATGTTTACAACAGTCAAATTCACTACGCCGGTAAACCAAAGTGGAGTCCGATTAGTGTTGTTCTTCGCGATGATGCAACAGGTGCAGTTAGCAAGTTAGTCGGCGAACAGATTCAGAAGCAATTTGACTTCTATGAGCAAGCGTCTGCGTCGTCAGGTATCGATTATAAGTTCGTAACTAAGATCGAAATTCTCGATGGTGGTAACGGAGCTTTTGAGCCGATTATTTTAGAAACGTTCGAGCTCTACGGTTGCTATATTCAGAAATCTGATTACAAAGGCGGCGACTACAAAGCCAGTGAACCGATGGATATTACACTAAGCATCGTTTACGATAATGCCATCCAGGTTAACGAAGCCGGTCAAGCAGTTGGCATTGGTGCAAACGTTGGTCGTACTACTCGTACTCTTGCAACAGGTTAACGTATATAACTCTAAAAAGGGCGTAGAAATACGCCCTTTTTTAATGGCTAAATAATGCTATGTCAAACTCTTTTGTAAACTTTCTTAATGGTGCAGTAGCAGGCTCCGGAAATCTTCGCGATTATCAGCATGCGGCGCGACTTTATGTAGATAACTTTTACGAGTTAGCTCCTAAAGCAGGGTGGATGTATTACGTAGTGGTGTATGTTAATCCGGACATTGTATCAACAATTACTGATAATCAAAGAAAAACACAGTTCCAGTCGTGGTTAACGCGACATCGAGGAGTTGTTGGGTTGCTAGCAAAGACTGTTGATCTCCCGAGATTTACTGTACAAACAGAAACACTAAACCAGTATAACAAAAAAACTATTGTTCAGAAGCAAATAAATTATACTCCAGTAGCAATAAGCTTTCACGACGACATGGCAAATGCTACAACAGATTTATGGAAACATTACTACCAATATTACTACGCAGACAGTCTCGATTCGTTGAAGCTTTCGGTGCCAGCGTCAGTAGTTCCTAAGTATAAAGAATCAAAATACGTCGAAACAAACAACCGTTACGGTCTAAATAACTCGCAATCTATACCGTTTTTTACGTCAATAGACATTTACCAGTTATACAAGCAAAAGTTTACTTCTTTTAAATTAGTTAATCCTATCATTAAAGAATGGGCGCACGACGGCATGGATCAAAGCCAAGGCGGAAAACTAATGTCAAGTAGAATGACGGTAGAATACGAAACAGTAATTTACGGAACTCCTACAAAAACAAGAGAACTTCCTCCCGGAATGACAGACACGCACTATGATCAAACTCCAAGTCCGTTAAGCATCGGCGGTCAAGGAACAGTCAGTGTGTTAGGTGAAGGCGGTGTACTTGCCGGCGCAAGCGATATCTTTGGCGACTTAATGGACCCTAATAAAATGTCCAACCCTTTGGATATTTTAAATACAGCTATCAAAGGAGCTAATCTTGCAAGAAACATTAAAAAAGTTTCAAAAGAAGGAACTAAAGAAGAAGCATACAGCATCTTAAATAGCACAATGAGAAATATTGGATCCAGCGACGCTGGTGTTATAAATCCCGTCGGCACAGTAACAAAAGTGTCAACTAATGATCGCATTCGTGGTGGGCTAAATCAAACAGTCGCAGGTGCTACGCAGGTAATAAATCCTGTAGGAATTAATTTATTCACAGGAAATAATACCGGAATGACTGGTACCACACAAGCAACTCCAAGAAAGCCGTAATATATGTATAATAATGTTCCTTTAAAAAAGACAGCATTAAGTTCAGACCTGACAGTAAAGGTATTTGATCAATACTATCAGGTACCGGTTGATCTAAATAACAATGAATTAATTGCAATGACCGGCTTTTTTGAAAAACGAGGGTTCGACAGAGATTCTGCAGAATCGACAGCTTTAGTTATTTTGCAACAGGCAAAAAAAGACAACTACAGTGCAATGCAAATAATGGATACGCTCGATGGTATTAGCAATGTCGAAATAAGCGGGTTAGTTGCAGAAATCTTAAATTTTAATAGATTTAAATCGAGTTTAATAGGAATCTCGCAGTTAGTATCACCGGCCGAAGAAGTCACAAGGCAAATTATCGACACCATGCCTCCAAACACAAAATCAACGGTCGTTGAAATTATTACAACACCACCGGCTCCGGAACCGACCTATTCAATATTGGTTCCAAATCATACTATTAATGGCGGCACTCTTGCAGAATTTATAATAGTAACCGAAAACGTGCCGAGTGGAACTACAGTATATTGGGAGATTCCTGGTCCAATTGGTACATCTGTCGAGTTCCTTGGCGGTGTTTTGTCAAGACCGATTGTGCTAGAAAGTAACAATACACTGATTACGTGGCCAACACCCATGTTCAAGGTAGCCGACGTTGATTCGATAAGTTTAACTTTAAGAATAGATTCCTCTGAGGGAGAAATAGTTGCCGTAAGCGACAATATATCAATTGTTTATCAGAATAACGGCGGAGGACCTCCTATTTTATCATGAGTATGAAATTTAGCCAAGGATCGTATAAAATTAAAAATCCCGAGAAGTATATAGGACTTGGATCTCCAAGATACCGGTCGTCTTGGGAGTTTTCCGTTATGAAAATGTGTGACGAAAATCCTGCTATTAAACAATGGGCAAGCGAAAGTGTAAAAATTCCTTACAAAGATCCGTTAACCGGAAAAGCAACAATATACGTACCTGATTTTTTAGTAATATTTGTCGATAAAAATAACAACAAAAGAGCCGAACTATGGGAAATAAAACCGGTTAATCAGACGTTTAAGGAATCAGTAGGACGTAACCCTTATAATCAGGCGCAATACGTAAAGAATATGGTAAAATGGGCAGCGGCGAGAGCTTGGTGCCAACAGAACAATGTAACATTTAGAATCATCACAGAGAAAGACCTGTATTGGAACGGTAAAAGAAAATGACAAAAAAGTTAGAAGAAATTTTAGGAATCTCAGGCAAAGACGACGAGTTAATACTGCCAAGTTCGGTCCCAGATCTTCCTCAAGTTGATTTACAGGACCAACTTGATAAATTTGATAAGATTTCGGCTGCTCTTCCGCAAGTAAAAGGCCTTGGTGATTTAAGCGATAGCGAGTTTGATGCGTTAGCTGCTAAAGCTGAACAAGCCTATGACGATCTAATGGATCTTGGCATGAATGTTGAAGCAAGATACGGTTCAAAGATGTTCGAAGTGGCCGCAAATATGATGAATGCTGCAATTAACGCTAAGTCAGCAAAGATCGACAAAAAGCTCAAGATGGTCGAGCTTCAACTGAAAAAGTTAGCTATTGATAAAAAATCAGGCGAAAATACTCCACAAGAAGTCCAGGGCGAAGGTTATATAATGACCGATAGAAATAGCATTCTGGAAAAGCTTAGGAATATGAAATAAATAACAGATAGGATTATATATTATGAAACAATTTAAAGACTATCTAACGGAAAGCGCAAAGAAATACGATTTTCGTATTAAAGTTGCAGGCGAAATTTCCGAACAACAAGAAGGCACTATGGAGGCACTGCTAGGTAAATTCCAAATTGAACAATTTAAGAAAGTTGGAAAAACACCTATTCAACAGTTACCTTTAGATTTTCCAAAAATCAAGTGCGCCGAAGTTAATATCTACGAAGTAGTGCTATGCTATCCCTCAACACAATGGGAACTTCATGAATATTTAACCAGCAATCTTGGAATTACCAAGGATGCCTTAGTTGTTCGTAAGCCAGGCGAGCCGTTAGAAGAATATCAAGAAGCTAAAGAAGATGCAAAGAAGGAACCCCTCTTAACAGACTCTACTTACAAAGAATGCCCAACTGCAAACTTTGAAGAGTATTATGGGGACAAATACAATTCCGGCTTTGTAAAAGAATTAAACGATATTTTAAAACTTCAACGCAAAGAACGCGGCGAAGAAATTCCGTCGGAGACTACTGTAAAATATAATACAGATTCGGCCGAAGGTAAAACCGGCGTATTAAAACAAGCCGAAGATCCGAGGAAAAAGAAATGACAAAAATGATAGATGTGTTAAAGCGTTTAGCAGAGTTAGACGCTGGAAATCCAAACGTAATTAATCCGCAAGTAGTTAAAGAAAGTGCCGATTCGTTAGCAGAGTGCGGCGGCATGGCACCTACTCCTTCGCACGCAAGTATTAACATTACTGCGAACTCCGGTGAAGAAGTTAGCGGAATGATTAAGAGCCTTATGGGACTTGCTGGAATTTCGCCAGCACACGCCTCTGTTGAACAAGAACCTGTCACTGCTATCGGTGTTGATGTCGAAGACGAACCCAACATGAACAGCATGAAAGATTTGATTAATGCAATCGATTCTGCCGAAGAACCAGAGATGGCCGAAGATTCGATGAATCGTCCGTACGATAATAGCCCGGGCGAAGAAATAGGTCAAGACGGGGTTAGACAGTTTGGCGATATTAACTCGGGCGATCACAAAGAGCGTCAAAAAGGTCTCCCGGTTGCTAAGCCAGTTGACGAGTCTATTGTTGATAAGCTCTTTAGAGAGTACCGTGAGTTCGTAGCCGAAGGCTCAAACAAAAAGATAAGTGAGATGCATTTCGGGCAGCCGTCGGACGAAACACCAACTCCAAGCAAGGGCAAGTTTACATACGATTCGATTACCCATCCAAAATACGGAAAGTTATCGTTGGTAAACGACGGCGGCTCTTATATGATTACCTCACCCGGCGAAAACGGAAGTGTAATTATTCGTGCACTTGGGACTCAGCAAGAAATTGGCAGCAAATGGAAGGCTATAAAGCAAAAGCTCGGTCTTGCAAAGGTCAGCGAAGCAGGAAAGCCGAGAAATCCTGGTCAAAAACCTTTTAATTTCGATGCAGCAGATTTAGATCGACTATCGAAAATTAGAGATCTTGATCAGCTAAAGCAAGAGGCTATCGCTCTTATATCAACAGAAAGCGATAGACCTATGAAACCTGAAAAGATTGAATGGTTTACTAATGCAATTAATCGTGCGCCTAACGGTCTTGCAATTATCAAGATGATGTATGACTTGCTACTTGCTGGCGACGGACTTGGAGTTATAGGTGCTTCTAAGGGATATAAATCTCGTTTTAAATCGTAATAAAAAGTAAATAAGGCTGAAAAGGCCTTATTTACTTTTAAGGAATTGTATGGGAAAGTCTTTAGACGGCAATTTAATTAAAAAACCTCACGTCACACAACGATGGACTGAGCACGAGATAGCAGAGTTGTTAAAATGTCAGGATCCGATTACCGGTCCTGCTTATTTTATTAATAACTTTTTCTTTATTCAGCATCCTACTAAAGGTAAGATGCAGTATAAAGCGTATACATATCAAGAAAAGTTATTAGAGAGTTATCATTCACATCGATTTAGCGTGAACATGTTAGGTCGTCAGATGGGAAAGACGACTACTGCTGTCGGTTATCTCCTTTGGTATGCAATGTTCGTAGACAATAGCACGATTCTTATCGCTGCGCACAAGTATACCGGTGCGCAAGAAATTATGCAGCGATTAAGATACGGATACGAATCGTGCCCGGACTTTATACGGGCAGGGGTTACTAGCTACAACAAACAAAGTATTGAATTCGAAAATGGCTCTCGAATTGTTGCACAAACGACCACCGAAACAACCGGCCGGGGTATGTCCATCTCTCTATTATACTGCGACGAGTTTGCATATGTAGCCCCGAACATTGCGACTGATTTCTGGACGTCAATATCTCCGACTCTTGCAACAGGCGGTAAAGCAATTATCACCTCAACTCCAAACTCAGATGAAGATACTTTTGCGCAAATTTGGAATGAAGCCAATAAGAGATTTGATGAGTTTGGAAACGAAACAGTAGTAGGCCGTAATGGGTTTGCACCATACCTTGCAATATGGGACGAGCATCCTGATCGAGATGAAACTTGGGCTAATGCAGAAAGATCTCGGGTCGGAGAAGAAAGGTTTAGACGAGAACACCAGTGCGAATTCTTAGTATTTGACGAAACTCTTATCAATAGTATATCGTTGTCGAATCTAGAAGGAACTGACCCTGTTATGAAAATGGGGCAAGCTAGATGGTACAAAAATATAGAGCCTCATCTAACCTATATTGTTAGCCTCGATCCTAGTCTCGGAACAGGCGGAGACTATGCTGCAATTCAGATTTTAGAAGTTCCAACTCTGATACAGGTGTGCGAATGGCACCACAATATGACGCCTATTCAGTCCCAAGTGAGGATCCTACGAGATTTGTGTAGATTTATTGACGAAAAGTGCGGCGGCACAGCAAGCTTATACTACAGTGTTGAAAATAACAATGTAGGCGAAGCTGCGTTAGTTGCAATAAACGAATTAGGTGAAGAATCGTTTCCTGGACTATTTTTGTCAGAACCGATCAAAAAAGGGCACGTAAGGAGATTTAGAAAGGGATTCAACACAACTCATTCTGCAAAGATTGCAACCTGTGCTAAACTCAAACAGTTAATCGAATCGTCGCAGCTAAAGATTAATAGCAAATCATTAATTAGCGAATTAAAAACATTTATCGCATCGGGTATCTCGTTCAAAGCAAAAACAGGCCAACACGACGACCTAGTGTCAAGCCTTCTTTTAGCGTTAAGAATGGTAATGCTTCTACAAGACTGGGATCCTCTAATTTATGAAAAAATGAGAGATCATTCAGGGTTAGAAGAACACGACCTGCCTCTCCCGATATACATTTCGTCATTCTAATAAATACAATTATGGAAGCAATTGAACTTATTTCACAAGACATTTTCGATAAAGTAAGAAGTAGATTTTCTAACTTAGAAATGGGAGACGAAAACGGAAACGTTACGTCTGATCCTCGCGCAGCTCGATTCTTTGACTTTGACTTTGTAGTCGAAGATCACACGTTAGGTCGAGTTAGTATTTCGATCAACGAAAGAGGCGCACTGAAGATTTTCTACGGAAGAGGTATTTTAGAAGATCAAACACAGTTTGTTGAGGACGTTTGGTTTAATTTTTTAAAAGAAATGCGTCGGTTTGCAAAGCGACGTTTACTAAGATTCGATACACGAGACATTACAAAAAGTAATTTAAATAAAAACGATTTTCAATACCTTGCATCGCAAGGCACTAAGGAAGAACCAATGGCAGAAAACAGAATGTTTGGTAGCGCAAAAAGCAGCTATCTACCGTTAGAAAAAACCAGATTGGTGATCCGTCACTCAAAACCAGTTGACGAGACCCAACGCGGCGCTCGCAGCCGAAATATCAATGCAATGTATATCGAAAACGCCGACGGCGAACGATTTAAATATCCGTTTATTCATCTAGCAGGCGCTAAAGCTATGCAGCGCCACGTAGCAAATGGTGGTCGTCCCTACGATGATGCCGGAAAAGCCATCATTAAGATGAGCGAGCAAATTGCTCAACTGTCGTCATTAAAGCGCCATGTAGGTAGAGATAGCATGCAGTCCGAAGCAAACGAGATCATGGATCGCGCTTGTGCAAAGTTAGAATCCCTAAAAGGACTGGTAAACTCAATTTCAAAACAAAGCCATTACCAACAGTGGAAAGACGGATTACAAATCACTCCAGACGATGAGATTGTCTTAGACCAGGCTACAATGGAAAATTATAAGAGCAAATTTACAGTGAGTACATTCGCCGAAGACCTTGCTCAATACTTTCCGCTGATTCACTCAATTATGCAAGAAGCTGGTGAAATTGATCTTGAGTCGTATGTTAAAAAAGAAGAAAAATGTGTAGGCGAAGGTTGTCCGTGTGACGACGAAGAGGACGAAGAACTTGAAGAGATTAAAAAGACTGACGAAGAGTTTGCAAAGTTTGAAGCGTGGGCAAACAGTGTCGTTGAGTCTGCTCTTTCTGATGACCTGCTGGCAGATCTTAAAAAGCTAGTAGATAGTGGCCTTACTCTTGGAGTTGACGGGGTAGATGCGATTGAAGCATTAAAGCACATCGGAATTACCGATCCCGCTCTTCTAAAAACTCTTGAACAGTTAGCAAGGCTAAATCCTGATGCAGATCCTGCTCCTATTATTGATGCGTGGCTAGAAAATCAAACTGAAGAAACTCCTGCGACAGATGAAGAACCTGCAGAAGAAGAACCGGCTACTGAATCGTTTGATGAACCTGCTAAACTCAACATTCGTAAAATTGCAGAAATGGTTAAGAGTTTCTATGATAGAGAAACAGGCAAGTTTCCGCTTGGGGAAACCGGAGTTATTACAAAGGTTAAAAAAGAGTTCGGAGATCGTGCCGCAGCAATTGCAGAAAAGTTTGTCAACGAGCTAAGTAGCAACTCAATAGCGCATGATGTTATAGAATCGCCATTCGATAACGATATCGAATCTGAACAAACGTTTGAAGATATTTTAAAATTGGCCGGATTAAAATAAATAAAAAGCTCCAGAAATGGAGCTTTTTTATTAAACGCATGTTGACCTTTTCTGGACAGAAACATATACTTAAACAAGTCGGTGCACTTATTTGCTTAGAAATTTTTTCTATTAGTTGGAGAAATAACTATTGCAAAGCATAAATAAAACGTGCATACTTATTGTATGCATTAAATTATTTCTTATTTGTCAGTTGGCATATAAGAAGTGGCATAACTAAACAATTTTATTAAGGAAAATTCATTATGGCAACGCTTCAAGAGATTCGTGCAAAATTACGCGCAGCAAACAATCAACAAGGTTCTGGTCAAACTGGCGGCGACAACGGCGTCTACCCGCACTGGAACATTCAAGAAGGCCAAACGGCTACTCTACGTTTTATTCCCGACGGTGATCCTGACAACACTTTCTTCTGGATCGAACGTGCAATGATTAAGCTTCCTTTCGCCGGCGTGAAGGGCGAAACAAATTCTAAGCCAGTTACTGTGCAAGTTCCTTGCATGGAAATGTGGGGCGAAACTTGCCCTATTCTAACCGAAGTGCGCCCTTGGTTTAAGGATAAGAGTCTTGAAGAAATGGGTCGCAAGTACTGGAAGAAGAAGAGTTATCTTTTCCAAGGTTTTGTTGTTGAAAGCAAGCTTCAAGAAGATAAGACTCCGGAAAATCCGATTCGTCGCTTTATTATC